GAAAGTGGAGAAGCTAGAAAATGGCAGTTAAAGATAGTGGTTCATCATTAGCAATATCAGAAATCGTAGCAGAGTTTGGAGATTCTGCTGGTGGATCTGATTCTTTATCAGAATATTATGCTGGTGGTGCTAATGTACCTTCTGGAACATCAGGTGAATCAGGCAGTATTCCAAGTAGTGGTACTATTTCTATGTCTCAATTTTATGGTAGCTCTAACCGTATAGCCATTGCACTTCAAATATCAAGCACAACACAAAACTACAATATTTATTCCAACAGAGGTGGTACCTATCAATCTGGTATTTCTGATGTAACACTTACTGTACAAGCTATTGTAGGTTCGTCAAGCACAGGTGGATATGGTATTGATACAGGAAACCAATGGGCATCTGGCGATACTGTTAAAATTATAAACAATAGTCAGATTACTGGAGCTGGTGGAGCAGCGGGAGCTGGTGGTGCTGGTGGTAATGGATCTCAAACTGTTGCTGGTCAAGCAGGTGCGGCAGCGGGTGCTGCTATTAATTTAGGTATTGACACAACAATTCAAAACAACGGTGGAAACATCAAAGGCGGCGGCGGTGGCGGCGGCGGTGGCGGTAACTCCCGTGCTACTTTCTCTGGAAAAGGTGGTGGCACTTCTCATACTGCTTCTGGCGGTGGTGGCGGCGGTGGAGCTGGTCAAAACGCAGGTGCTGGTGGCAGTCCTGGTGCTACTGGTACATCTGTTGGAAATGACTCAACAGGTGCAGCAGGACAAGCTGGTAGTCTAGCAGGTGCTGGTTCTGGTGGTACTACAAACTCAGCAAGTCAAGGAACAAAAGGAGGTCACGGTGGAGCTGGAGGCGGTGCAGGTCAAGCTGGATCAGCTGGACAAGCAGGTCAAGGACAAGGCGGTGACGGTGGCGGCGGTAACGGAGCTGGTGGAGCTGGTGGAGCAGCGGGTAAAGCTATCAATTTAAACGGTAATTCTGTAACATATGAAGATGGCAGCGGAAATGTTCAAGGAGCAGTATCATAATGAGTAAATTAGTTTTATACAGAGCGTGGATACAAAACAAAAAAGTAGTCCATCGTAATTATTGGGCTGGAAGCGATGACGATGAAACTAAAAAAGTTTTAGCTGAAATAGCAAAAAAATTTCCAAATGAAACATGGCCACACGATCCTAATGTGTGGGGTGTAAAAATGGGAGCAAATAAGTACAGTTTACATGGTTGTAGTTGTGAACCTGATTACAAAGACAGTGACAAAATTCAAAATAGTATTTTACTCAAACATGACTTTATAAAGTATTTTTATGACTTGGATACAACAACTAAAACTATGGAAATAGTTTATAAAGAAGGTGCTGCTATGCCTGTAGTAACAGTTCCAAGCAACCTAACAGTAAGGTATATAACTGATATGTGTAACGCTAATTTTGAAATACAAGCCACACAAGCTATTTATGTAAGTGGCACTAATGACAATGTTTGGGCTTGGGCAGAATCATTAAAATCAGATGTTGTGATGCCAATTTCAAAAAACAAAAAACTAGCACATGATGATGACATGTATAAATTTCAATTTAATAATGCAAAAGAATTAACTGAAGTGACATTACTTGCACATCTTGAAAGATATATGGTTTATGGAGAAGGCACTAATTTGTATGAAGAATACACTGCTGATTATGCAGACGAGCTTACTAACTTAGCTGATACTGAAATTGTAGTTCCAAAACTTGATAATCATGGTAATCGTATTGCACAAACACAGAGTAAAGAAAACATAAAGGAATATGTAAAAGTACCAAAATCTGACGGAAGTGGTGGCTATGACACAGTTCTTCTCAAAGATCTCTAAAAAATTAAAAATAGGGTATGGCAGTTGTCATGTGACTGGAGTAAATGGAATAAGGTATATTTCAAGATGGGGCATTTGGTCAACACCCTTGACTATATTGTTTTCTAAGATACACCCTGTTTCCTCTACTGTAGAAGCTATACCTAATACTAAAAAAAACGCTAGTGTTATTTATCACAGTCACCCATTTAGCTTTTTATCTGTAATATTAAAAGGAACTTACACAGAAGAGATTAATGATAATGGTAATATTATTTTTAAAAAAAGAAAATGGTTTAATTTTGTAAGTAGGGACACATTTCACAAAATAAATTGTGACGAAGATGTTTGGACAATACAAGCTGGTTTTGTAAAAACTAACAAAGTTCGTATTAAAATAGATAATAAAACCTATGCTCACAAAAGAATATTTACTACTGGAGGTATAGATGACTAATGTTACAGAGATAACACCTGAAACAAAACAAGATTGGAAAGTAACATTTGGCAATCAAAAAAAAGAAGCTCCGTATCTTTTAATAGATAATTGGTATACAGCTCAAGAACAAAAAGAAGTCTGGTATGAGCTTGATATGTTCTCTACACAACCAGATAAAGATAAAGCTGATGATCAAAATAGTCCAGTAGCTCGTGATTTAAAAACAGGTACGGCAAAATCAAATGCTTGGAGATTTCATGTTTGGGATTTTTATACTCAAGAGGGTTTAAAGATGTCTCCAATTCATAGATCTTTGTATAAGCAAAGAAGTAAAGCATTTCACGATTTAGTACAAAAAGCCATGCCTTTACACAAAAATAATTTTATAAATACTAACAAAGATGCTACTTTTATTAGTTATTACGATAAGTCAAAGTATTACAAACCTCATTGTGATACTGTACAGTTTACCTGTCTTATATGGATGTTTAAAGAACCAAAACAGTTTTTTGGCGGTAATTTAAAACTTACTGCTGCGGACACTACAATCGAATGTGTAAATAACAGAATGTTAATGTTCCCAGGTTATTTAGAACACGAAGTTACAGAAATTAAATCTAAAGAAAATATCGAAATGGGTCATGGGCGATATTGCATTACGCATTTTTATAACTGGGAAAGTGCCTACGCTCCAGTTGTCAACAGATAGGGTATTGAATTATACTTATTTAAAAGAGGATATGTATTATGCCATTAGTAAAAGTACCATTTAAACCAGGTTTCAATAAACAGATGACACAATCATCTGCTGAGTATACATGGACAGATGGTGATTTTGTACGTTTTCGTTATGGCGAACCTGAAAAAATAGGCGGTTGGGAACAGCTTACATCAAATTCTTTAGCTGGAGCTACTAGAGATCTGCACAATTGGTCAGATTTAGACGGTAACAAATATCTAGCCGTGGCTACTAACAAGATACTTGCTTTATATTATGGTGATGCTTTTTATGACATCACACCTCTTGATACAGCTATAACATCTTGCACTTACACAACCACTAATAATTCAGCTACTTTAACAGTTAACAAAGCATCACATGGATTAGTAATAGGTGATCTATTTACATTTAGTAATATGACCATACCTGGTAGTGGCACAGGGTTTGTTGCTGCTGACTTCACAACAAATACCTTTGAAGTTGTCACTAGAACATCTGATACCTTTACTGTAACAATGGGTAAAGTTGAATCGGGTGCTGGTGTAACTGGTGCGACAGGTTGTAATGTAAATCCATATGTTAAATTTGGACCCGCACAAGCAACAGCTGGTTATGGTTGGGGTGTTGCTCAATGGGGTGGTGAGTCAGCTTCACTTACAAAAAACGATCTTAATGGTGCATTAGGTGATAATACCGCAGGTACAGGTGGTTCGGGTACAGCAGTAACATTAACATCTACTTCTGGTTTTAGTTCTTCTGGACACATATTGGTAGGTTCAGAATTAATTACTTACACAGGCATCTCCAGTAATGATTTAACAGGCATTACTAGAGCGGCTTTAGGTTCTACCAGAGCAGCACATGATGACGAGGCAGTGGTAACTGATGCCACTAATTTCGTTGCATGGGGTAATGCTGCACCGACTTCTGATGTAACAATAGAACCAGCAAATTGGGCTTTAGATAATTTTGGTTCAATTTTAATTGCTACTGTACATGACGGTAAAACATTTGAATGGAATCCTAGCAGTGGCGTAGAAACACGAGCTACTGCATCTACCACAAATCCTACAGCAAGTGTCATGACTTTAGTGTCAGGTAGAGATAGGCACCTTATTCATTTAGGCACAGAAACAACAGTAGGTAGCTCAGACACTCAAGACAAAATGTTTATAAGATTTAGTGATCAAGAAGATAGAACTGATTATACGCCTGTATCTACCAATACTGCGGGTACTTTTAGACTAGACTCTGGCAGTAAAATAGTAGGAGCCTTACGAGCAAAAGATTATATTTTTATATTAACCGATACTTCTGCTTACACAATGCAGTTTGTAGGACCACCTTTTACTTTTAATATTCAACAAGTGGGTTCTAACTGTGGTTTGATTGGTCAACACGCACTTGTCTATGTAGACGGTGCTGTATATTGGATGGGTGAGTCAGGTGGATTCTTTGTGTTTGACGGTACTGTTAAACGACTACCTTGTACAGTAGAAGACTTTGTATTTACCAATGTTGATAGTGATGATTTAGGTATCAACTATGATTCTGGTGAAGTGGTTTATTGTAATTACAATTCATTATTTACAGAAATTAATTGGTTTTATCCTAAAGCAAGTTCTACAGCGATTGATAGATGTGTAACTTTAAACTATCGTGAAGGAGCTTGGACAACAAGTTCATTATCAAGAACTGCTTATGTAGATAAATATTTATTTGATAACCCTATTGCAACAGAATTTACCAGTTCAAGCGCTCCAACATTTCCTACTATACAAGGGGCTAGTACAAATTTAGGTAAGACAACTGTTTACCAACACGAAAAAGGTGTAAACGAATCTGATCATAACGGAAATTTTGTGCAGAGCATTGATGCTTTTATTGAATCAGGTGATTTTACTTTAGATGATCAAGGTGGGCAAGGTGAGAACTTTATTAAGATAAGACGTTTTTTACCAGACTTTAAAGTATTAAGTGGTAATGCGACAGTCACTATACAGCTTAAAGACTTTCCATCTGAAACCGAATCAAGTTCTTCATTAGGACCATTTACTGTAACCTCATCAACTAAAAAAATAGACACTAGAGCAAGAGGTAGATTTGCATCACTTAAAATACAAAACAGTGCTCAAGATGAAAACTGGCGATTTGGTTCTTTTAGAGCAGATGTGCAACCAGACGGGAGAAGATAATGGCTAAAATAATTGTAAACATACCAGAACCTAAACCTGAATACGATGCGTCTAACCAAAGACAAATTATGGATGCTTTGACCACACTTAAAAATCAACTTAATTTTTCTTTTCAGACAGATTTTAAAAACGAACAAGATACTTTTAACTGGTTTATTTCATGACAATACAATACAAAAATCAAGGTTTTACTTTAGCCAATACTGATGAAACCTCAGTGTTAACTGCACCTAGTGATGCAAGATTATTAATTAAGCAAATACAAGCAGTCAACATACATAGTAGTGCTGTTACATTAACAACTAAATTAACAGACACTTCAGCATCTGCTACACACACGATTGGTAACCAAGATATAGCTACGGTGAGCACGACAGACATTATTACGAATACGCTTGTATTAGAAGAGGGTGATATACTTAAAATGACCGCAGAGACAGCAGCAAAAATATCAGGTGTCATTTCATACGCTCAAATTGACCGATCCCAAGAAAATGGTTAAAATGTCGCCATGACTATTACTATTGATTGCGAAGCAAAGACAAAAATCACTAATAAAAAATCAGGCTTAGAATATGCTTCTGAAGAAGAGGCTCAAGCAGATGTAGCAGATGCTGGTACTTCTACCAAAGAAGAAGACATTAGACGTGATGTAACTATCATTGTTCCTAAACTTGATCTCTTTGGGGAGACGAATGAGTGAGCCAAAAGGTGGCACAGAGTTACAATATGATATTTTAAATGCACGAGTAGATCAGTATTTGCTGAGTCATTTTCAAATCTGCACATCTATACCCGGTAAAGTACCTATTGATGAAAACAAGATAAACATCTTGTGGCAAAAAAATAGTTACGACCAACCTAATATCAAACCCTTTTTTACAGATAAAAGTAATCATCGTTTATACGATTGGTATGTATTCAACTCACATTGGAACTATGAAAAGTTTCGTATGATGTATGATATACCAACCGAAAAATGTCATGTTATTAAAAATGGCGTCACTAGTTTTCCAAAAAGAAAACCGTATAAACAAGGAGATACGCTTAGGTTAGTCTTTCAACCAACACCTTGGCGTGGTTTAAATGTATTATTATTAGCCATGCAGTATTTGCAAAATGAAAATATAATATTAGATGTCTACAGTAGTTGTGAGGTATATGGTGAAGAATTTGCGCATAATAATGACTCGGATTGGAAGGCTTTATATGATCAAGCAAGAGCGTTACCTAATGTTAATTATATTGGTTATCAGCCTAATAGTTTTATTTTAAATAAAATGGAAGATTACCACATGTTTGCTTATCCTAGTATTTGGGAAGAGACCTCGTGTATCTCGGCTCTTGAAGCTATGGCTGCTGGATTATACTGTGTAACCACCAATTACGGCGCTTTGTATGAGACCTGTGCTGAATTTCCAATTTATGTGAACTACACGAATAACTATAAAAGATTAGCGGAAAACTTTGCTTATGCAATAAAAGGGGGTATGGATCACTTACACGATAAACAAATACACGAACATCTTTTACTACAACAAGATTACACAAAACGATTTTATAATTGGACAAAAAAATCTATTGAGTGGACTAGATTTTTAGAAGGAGCCTTAAATGCTAGATCCAAGTAAACCTTTATGGTTAAACAAAAAGAGAGAACTAGGTATCTATGTAGCTACACCGGTGCACTCAGATGTATCTATTCATTACACGCAAAGCTTACTAGAGTTTCAAAAAGCCTGTATGGAAAAAGGTGTAAAAGTCATGTTTGAAATGATAAAATCATCGTTAGTAACACAAGGCAGAAACTTATGTACTGCTTCTTTTTTGAACAGTGAAATGTCACACATGCTCTTCATAGATTCAGATATAGCGTTTTCCTCGGACAGCATATGGAGTATGCTTGAGGCCGACAAGGACGTCATTTCTGTGCCTTACCCTTTAAAAGATATTAAGTTCGACAGACTCATTCA